GGTAGCAAACCCATTTGCTGAAGGTGCTGACGTTGGTTCTGGTCGTACTAACACTATCAATACTAACAAGTACTATCGTCGTATTATCGTCAATAATTTGATGTAATAAGATTCGGGTTAACCGAACTACTAAGGGGAGCTTCGGCTCCCCTTTTTCATATAAATAGTTGAAAGCGGAGTTTTAAATGAAAAATTTTAAACAGTTTATCAAAGAAGCGGCCAGCTCTATCCTATCACAATGGAAAAATAAAGAGCCTGTAAAATACACAGAGCATCTTCAAAAGTTTTTTGGTAAACCAGACGAACTAACACAAAACAGAGCAGTGTGGTATAATGTTGACGGTTTTAAAAGAATTGAAGTGCTTGATGAGTACATTCTTCATGCTTCGCCCACACCACATTATGACTATGTGTACTCATATGTTAATTTAGACGTTCCTCATAATTTGTCAAACGCATTAGCAGACAGCAGCGAAAGTATTTTGTTAGATCATTTAAAGGGCGAAGTCGGCGCGAGATGCGCTAGTCTAAGTGCAAATGCAGTCACAATACAGTATGTTTTAGATGTGGTTGAAGGTAACGTTAAGCCAAGTAAAGAAGAGTATGAAAAGCGTATCAAGGCAATGAAAGCTATGTTTAATCGAGGCGAAAGATATGAGCTTGATTGGTGGCCAGACGAAACTGGTGATACTGATCCGAAAAATCCATACTACAAATAAAAAATAGATAGGCGTATAACAATGAAATCTTTTAAACAATTTTTTGAAAGTTTTGCTCCAAATCCGATGTATTTTTTTCATGGCGGTAGGGATTGGGATACAATAGATCCTAAAAAGTATGGTACTGGTGAACCAGGAGGAATTCGTCCATTAGGGCATGGGCTTTATGGTGGCGTAGGTTTATCAGACGAAGATTTACCAGCAGCTTTAAATCTCGCTAGAGCATATGCAAACAAATATGGCGGTCATATACATGGGTTTGGCGTTAACCTTCGAGATCCTAATGTAGCTAATATAGGTTACGGCGGAAATAAATGGGCTAGAGGCGGATTAGGCGAACCTACAAAATCTACTTTAATGGGTGGTAGAAACGCCAAACAATTAGAATACGAAGTTTTACCATGGCAACATAATGAACGTAACGCGATAGAAGGCGCAGTTCATGATCCTAATATTTTATCGCGTATTGGTAAATGGAAAAAGGACGTATCAGACGAAGAAATTATTAACACTATAAAGAAACTCTCAGCATCAACGAAATGATTTAATATGTCAGCATTAGATAATATTCCATCAAATAAAAACTTTTTATCTCCTCTTAATTTTAAGTTCACGCTTAAAAGAGCTCCTCATATCAACTTTTTCTTACAAAAAATTAATCTTCCTCAAGTATCTATTAATCCAACTCCGGAATACTCGAACCCTTTGATTAATATACCTCTTCCTGGCGAATTTGTTACATTTTCTCCTTTGAGTATTTCATTTAAAGTTGATGAAGATTTACAAAATTATCTTGAAATTTTTAATTGGATTAAGGCTCTTGGTGACTATGGAAGAGACGGTGATTACGCAAAACTACAAAATGCTCAACCAGGAACTGATCTTGGACTGTATTCGGATTTATCTTTAATGGTGCTTTCTAGCACCAAAATGCCTAATTATGAAATTACTTTTATGGACGCTTTCCCCACATCAATAACTGGGTTGCCTTTTAATACTGTAGATTCAGACGTAAACTACATAGAAGCATCGGTTGAATTTAGATATACTATATTTGAGATTAATAATATTACTTGACTTTTACGAAATTTTATAGTATATTATGTTGTTTACAGATAAGAAAGATTTCGATATGAAAATTGATGAGATACTTGACCTTTGGAAAGAAGATTGTAAGGTTGATCCTACCGAAATAGGCGAAGAATCTATTAAGATAGCTAAACTTCATCATAAGTATTATCAAATACTTGTTCATGAGCGACTTATCTTAAAATCTCGAGAATCTGAAATGAAAAAGTTAAAACTCGAAAAATACGAGTTTTTTACTCAAGGTCCAAACGAAGAAACAAAATCTAAAGGTTGGAACCTTCCTGCTAAGGGAATAATACTAAAAACTGATATTCCCATGTATCTTGAAGCCGATGAAGATATTATACAGCTTTCCTTAAAAATCGGTATACAAGCTGAAAAAATTGACTTACTAGAATCTATTATTAAAGCTATAATGAATCGAGGCTACAATCTTAAGCTTGTATTAGATTGGGAAAAATTTAAGAATGGTGTTTGATGGAACTGTTGAAAATAAAAAAGATAAACGAAGTTCATTTAAAGGTAAGTTGTGAACCCGGAATAGCAATGGAACTTAAAGATTATTTTAAGTTTTCTGTTCCCGGAGCAAAGTTTACCCCAGCATATCGTTCTAAACAATGGGATGGATTTATATATCTATTCAACCCTTTAACAGGATTAGTATATGTTGGATTGCTCAGATACATAGAAGAATTTTGTAAATCAAGACAATACGAAATAGAATATGAATCCGACTTTAGTTCTGATGAGTTTTCTTTACTTGAAGCTAAAAAGTTTATCGAAGCTTTAAAACCAACACACGCACCTAGAGATTATCAGCTCGATGCTTTCGTACATGCTGTGCGAGAACGTCGAGCTTTATTATTATCACCGACTGCTTCAGGCAAGTCATTTATCATTTATCTACTAACGAGGTATTACAATGCTAAGACGCTTATTATCGTTCCTACTACCACACTGGTTCACCAGCTCGCCAAAGACTTCCGAGACTACGGATATGAGTCAATGGAAGTACACGTTTCCGAATCAAATAACGGATTCGGTAACAACAAACAAAGAAGAAATACAGGGAGCAGTGGGATCGGAGATTATTCCAGAAACTCCTCCGGCAACGAATGGACCCACGGAATCCACAAAATCTACTCCGGCCAAGAAAAAGGGTCGAAAGCCCAAATCACCATCACAACCTGGCAAAGTATCTACAAAGCGCCGAAAGAATGGTTCAGACAATTTGAAGTAATAATTGGCGATGAAGCCCACCTGTTTAAAGCCAAGTCCCTTACTTCAATTCTTACAAAGCTTGAGGACTGTAGATATAGATTTGGCTTTACTGGTACACTTGATGGCACTCAAACTCATAAGCTCGTACTTGAAGGTTTGTTTGGCCCCGTCCGTAAGGTAACTACAACGGCAGAACTCATTGAGCAAAAGCACCTTGCCGACTTCAGGATCAAGGCTATCGTGCTTTCTTACCCAGACGAGATTCGTCAGATGATCGCGAGGGCTGGAGATTATCAGTCCGAAATCGACTACATTGTTCGACTCGAGGCACGTAACAACTTTATCAAAAATCTTGTACTTTCGCTTGAGGGGAATACTCTTCTTCTCTTTCAGTTCGTTGATAAACACGGTAAAATCCTTTACGATAAGCTAGAGAAAGAAACTAAGGATAGAAAAATATTCTTTGTGCATGGCGGCATCGATGGTGAGGAAAGAGATAAGGTAAGAGAAATTGTTGAGAAAGAAACAAATGCGATTATTGTGGCTAGTTTTGGTACTTTTAGTACTGGCATCAATATTAGAAACCTTCACAACGTTATATTTGCTTCTCCGTCTAAGTCTAGGATAAGAAACTTACAATCTATAGGTAGAAGTTTAAGAACTAGCGAAACTAAAAAAGAAGCTACTCTATTTGATATTGCTGATGATATGTCTTGGAAATCAAAGAAAAACTATACGTTATTGCATTTTATGGAAAGAATCAAGACGTATAACGAGGAAAAGTTCAACTATCGTATATACAAAGTTTCATTAAACTACTGATTAGTTTCAATCAGCACATTAGTGATTATATTCGTTTTTTAATTTAAGTAAAGGGTTATTTTATGGTAAAGCGTGCGGTCAATTATATTAATAATAAAACTTTGTACTCTGCTATGATTCAATATAAAAATTCAGTTGAAGAAGCTAAGAAAGAAAGTAAGGAAAAACCAAAGGTTTCTGATTACATAGGTCAATCAATACTTTTAATTTGTAATAACCTTGCTAAGAAGCCGAACTTTTCAGGCTATACATACAAACAGGATATGATTTCTGACGGTATTATGGACTGTATCGCCGCCGTTGATAACTTTAATCCTGATAAAACAAATAACCCTTTCGCCTATTTTACTCAAATTGCTTGGAATGCTTTTTTACGAAGAATACAAAAGGAAAAGAAACAAGCTTATATCAAACATAAAAATTTTGAAAACAGCGTTTTGCTTGACGATCTTTGGCAGCACTCAAGCGTTCAATTAAAAACTAATGAATATTCAGACGAGTTGGTCAGAAACTATGAAAATAAGTTGACTAAAACGAAAAATGAAAGTAAACTAAAAGGGGTTGAAAAGTTTTCCGAGGTAGTAAATGACGAAATTAGTACTGATAGCTGATACTCATTATGGAGTTAGAGGAGATAATGTTGCGTTTTTGGACAATAATAAAAAGTTTCTTGATGAAATCTTTTTTCCCTATATTGACAGGAACGGTATTAACACTGTCGTTCATCTTGGTGATCTTGTTGATAGGCGTAAGTACATTAACATAAACACTGCTCGTAGAATGAGGATCGACTTCCTTGAAAAACTTAAAGAACGTAATCTCGAAGTACACCTTATCGCTGGCAATCACGATACTCATTTTAAGAATACAAATGAAGTTAACGCTATCAAAGAGCTTGTTGAAAATGCATATCCTACTTTCAAAACTTACACCAAGCATGCCGAATCTGTCACTTTCGGCGGAATACCTATTTTATTCATCCCTTGGATTTGTGACGATAATAGAAAGCAAATTTTAAATGAAATTAAAATCACACCAGCCCAAATCGCTATGGGACACCTTGAGATCTGCGGCTTTGAAATGTTTAAAGGGTCTGTTGTCTCTCATGGTGATGATCGTAGCACTTATAATAAGTTTGATATTGTTATGTCTGGGCATTTCCATCATAGGTCCACTGATGGTCATATTGTTTATCTTGGTAGCCATGGCGAGTTTACTTGGTCTGACTTCGATGATCCACGAGGCTTTCATGTATTCGATACGGAGACTAGGGAACTAACTTTTATTGAAAACCCTTATAAGATGTTCAAAAAAATTTGGTACAATGATACTGAAGATAATTTTCTACAAAAAAAGATAGATTATTCTCAATACAAAGGTTCTTTAGTTAAGGTTATCGTTACTGATAAAACTAATGAATACTGGTTTGAAAAGTTTATAGAAAATTTAGAATCAGAAAACCCTATAGACGTTCAGATTGTAGAAGATCATCTTAATCTTCATCTTGAAGATGATGATGAAATAGTTAATGAAGCAGAATCGACTCTTGATATTTTTGAAAAGTTTATAGATAGCTACGAAGTTAAAAACTTAAACAAAGACAAGCTATTGGAAAAGATAACAGAATTGTATAACGAAGCATTAAGTATTGGGTGATATATGAAAAAATTTAGAGTAAGATATACATTGAGTGGGTTTGTTTATGAATCTGAACTTTGGACTAGTGATTCTGGTTCTGCTTTGTACTGGGTTACAAATGCCTTTCCGGACGCTTTGAATATTTCTGTTGTTGGTACTGAATGATTATTTTTAAGAAACTACGTTGGAAAAACTTTTTATCTACAGGTAATATTTTTACCGAGTTAGAGTTAAATTCTAACGGAAACACTTTAATCGTTGGCGAAAATGGCGCGGGCAAATCTACTTTGCTCGACGCCTTGTCATTTGGATTATTTGGCAAACCTTTCCGTAAAATTAACAAGCCACAACTTCTTAACTCGATTACGCAAAAGCAGCTATTAGTTGAAATCGAATTTAGTATAAACAAAAACGAATACAAGATTGTTCGTGGTATGAAGCCGAACGTTTTTGAAGTTTATAAAGATAATAAACTTTTAAATCAGTCTGCCGAAATGAAAGATTATCAAGAAGTTCTCGAAAATCAAATAATCAAAGTTAATCATAAGTCATTTTGTCAGGTTGTAGTATTAGGTTCGGCAACGTTTCAGCCATTTATGCAACTTACTGCGCAACAGCGTAGAGAAATTATTGAGGATTTACTTGATCTTCAAATATTTACCTCTATGAATTCATTATTAAAAGATAAGGTTCTTTTAAACACAGAATCTATTAATAAGTCAACTTCTGATATAAAATTAATTGAAGAAAAAATTACCTTGATTAAAGAACATCTCGTTGAGATGCAAAGCAACAATGAAAAGATAATTGAAGAAAAAAAGCAGCGTGTAAAAGACACTGTTGAACAAGTTAAGAAGTTGACTGATGAACACAAAGCAGCTCTTATTGTATGCGAAAAGCTACAAGAGCAGCTTAAAGATGAAGAAGCTGTATCTAAAAAATCT